GTATAACCTGATCCCCCTGAAGTAACAGTAATTGTTCTAACTTCAATAAGTGGCTTTACTACAATTTGTCCTAGATCATAATTCTTTTCTAAAATCTTACCTTTAAATGGTGGATTACTAAATGTGAGAGGAGAGCTTCCAGTATCTGGCACAGCTACAATATCGTTTAGATAGAATTTACTATGGAAAGGTCTATTTGATAAAAGCACAGTGTTTGGATAAAACTTCTTTGCTAGATCATATACTTCTTGGTAATTTAAAGGCCAACCTTGAGTCCTTAATTTATCATTAAGCAGATAGAACATCCAATAATAATCTACTGTATCATACAAATATTGAGATAAAGTATCTGGTCTATAGCCATCAGGTATCTCAAATTCTTCATAGAACGATACATCATCTGCAACCTGATCAATTAGATCAACATAGGTTGTTAGATTTTGGAATGCGGAAGGCGTAACTTCATCTCCAAAGTTGTAATCAACAACTGGAATATTAGTAAATATACTCATTAGTATCCCTCCACTGCTACATCATACTTGTGTAGAGTTCTTTCCTCAATAAAGTTCAATGATATATCTGTTTCTTGTGGATTACCATCTGTATGGAACGCCATTGAATTAGGGTTATAAACCACATCAACACTTTCAAGGAAACATGGTAGAATACCAGTTGCTACTCTCTTACCGCCATATGAAAGTTTAATATCAAATTTAGACGGAAATCTATATGCTGCAGATACATTGGAAATAAATCTAGCTTCTGGATACATTTCTTCTCTAAAGAATTGGACAATCTTCTTCGCTTCATCAGCTTCACGTTGTGAAGTTGGAATCATTTTAAATGCAAATCTAAATTGACGTAATCCAACACCACGTAGTGTGGCTCTTCTATTTGGGTTTACAGAAATACCTGTTGTTGTTTCAATAGCTCCAGCTACTGGTCCTGAAAGATTTCTTGCAGCACGTAGAGTTGCGACTTGGGCTGCTTCAGATCTTAATCCTTGTTGGAAAGCATCTTGAATAGACTCAAAATCTGGTAGAGTAGCTCCAGCAATTTGTTTTAAAATTTGACCAGCAGTCAAATCACTAGAAATTGCTTGAGCAGCAGTAGCACCTACATAACCTAAATCAACATTAGTATATTCTACTCTATCTGAAAATTGAATAGATTGAGGTAGATATAAAGAACAAACTCGACCAGAACCAATTTGCTTAGGAATTTGATTAGTTGTAGTACTTAATTTCCTATCTGCTTTTAATCTTTCGGTCTTGCCTCTTCCGACTCTTCCTCCCGCGTTTGTACTTTCACCAGTAATAAAGCCCTGAAATAATTCCCCTAAAGCTTTAGACTCAGTTCTATACGCTTTAAATGTAATACGACCTTTGTAATCTCCTTGATCTTCTAAAGGAAATTTAAAATCGTATTGAGACAGACGTCCTGTTGGCCTTGCTCGTGCGTTCATGGAATATCCTAATAAATACAAAAAACTTAATGTTATTTATAAGGTAATCATGGCATACTCTGGAAAGTTCAAACCGAAAAATACTAGTAAGTACAAAGGAGATCCAACCAACATTGTTTTTAGATCTTTATGGGAATACAAAGCTTTTAAATGGTGTGATGATAATAGTCAAATCAAAAGCTGGTCTAGTGAAGAAGTAGTGATACCTTATTTGTACGAAGTGGATAAGAAATATCACAGATATTTTATGGATCTCAAGATTACATATAAAAATGGTAAGACAATATTAGTTGAAATTAAACCAGAAAAAGAAACTAAACCACCAGAGTTCAAAGGTCGTAAGACAAAAAGATATATCAACGAAGGTATGACATATATTAAGAATATGAATAAATGGTCTGCTGCTCAAAATTATGCCGCAGACCGGGGATGGGGGTTTGAGATATGGACCGAGAATCACCTACAGTCTCTTGGTATATTACCTAAACCTAAAAAACGTTATAAACCATTAAAGCCTTTAAAGCCCCTGAAAAAATAGATAAATAGTAGCATGTCAAACTTATTTAAAAATCTAGAATTAGAAGCATTTAGAGCTGGTATTACTCCTCGAACTAGACAATCGAGAGATTGGTTTCGTCGTAAGGCACAACGTTTAGGGCGAGTCAATCGTAATCAGCTGATGAAAGAAGAACCTATTGAACTCAATAACCGTAGAATTATTGGTTCAATGCAAATGTTTTTCTATGATCCAAAACTAAAAAAGGAATTACCATTTTATGATGCGTTTCCTTTAGTGATTGTAATTGGTCCGGCCAAAGGTGGATTCTTAGGATTGAACTTACACTATCTTCCACCAACATTACGTGCTAAGTTTCTTGATGCTCTATTAGATGTGACAAACAACGACAAATATAATGAAGATACTAGATTTGATATTACATACAATATGATGAAGCGAGCAACTAAGTTTAAATATTTTCAGCCATGTATTAAGCACTACCTAAACAAACATGTAAGAAGTAGATTTGCTATAGTACCAGCGCCTGAATGGGAAATTGCTACATTCCTACCCACAGCTGATTGGCAAAAAGCATCTGCAAGTCAGGTGTATTCTGATTCGAGGAAGAAAATTTAATGGTCCAGTCTATTGATCAGTTTAAAAGTTTAATTAGTAATAAGCAAGGTGTTGCTCGTTCTAATCTTTTCCGAGTTAATTTGCCAAGTCTTCCTGGTGCAAGATCAGAAGAATTAAATATATTGTGTAAAGACGTTCAGTTACCTGGACGTCAAATCTTAACCAATGAACGCCAAATTGGTATGCAGAATGTAAAGGTACCATATGGTTATGCAGTACAGGATGTATCAATGACATTCCATGTATTGAACGACTATGGTGTAAAGGAATATTTCGAAACTTGGCAGAACTTAGCAGTCAACCAGAATAGATATGAAGTTGGTTATCAAAAAGGTCTTGGTGGTTATGCTAGAGATATTACAATCGAGCAATTCCGTAAAGTTGAAAGACTACCAAGAAGATTTACACAAGAATTAAGACAAGATACTGGACTAAAACAATTCTTACCAAGACTATCTGATTTTGAATTGGCTAGAGATATTTTTGGAGTACAAGATCAAATAAGCGACTTAGTAGTATATAAATGTAAACTAATTGACGCTTATCCAACCAGCTTAAATGCTATACAATTAAATAATGAACTTGACGGTATTGTTGAAGTTAACGTTGGCATATCATATACAAACTGGGAAACACCATTTGTATTATCACCATCAAATATTAAACAAGCTGTCGCAACTAAAATTACAGATACAATTGTAGGGTTCATAGACGATTTAAATCCATTTAGATAATGAGGTAAATAATGGCACTCCCAAAGGTTAATGACGTTCCAAAATACGAATTGATTATACCATCAACACAAAAAACTATTAGATTTAGACCTTTTTTAGTTAAAGAACAAAAAATACTTTTAATGGCTCTTGAAACACAAGACCAAAAACAAATATTAAATTCAGTATTAGATACAATGAAATCTTGTATTATTGATGAAATTAATTTACATAATTTAACTACATTTGACGTTGAATATATTTTTACTAAAATTAGAACTAAAGCTGTTGGTGAAACTTCAAAGGTTGGATTAAACTGTACAAGCTGCGAAGAACAAAATGAAGTTAATATTAATTTAGATAGTATTAATTTGGATGTAAGCGCTGTTGATAAAAAAATAATTTTAAATGATGATTATACTATTCATGTGAAATTTCCAACTTATAATGATGTAACAAATAGTGAACTGGATTATGACACCGCAACTGAACAACTATATAGCACTATGATTGCATGTTTAGATAAGTTAATCACAGAAGATGAGCAAATCGATTTTAAAGATCAACCTAGAGCAGAAATAGAAGATTTTTTAGAAAGTCTCACGGGTGAACAGGTGCAAAAATTAATGGAATTCATACAAAGCATTCCATCGATGAAGTATGAAGGAGAATTTAATTGCACTTCTTGTAATGAAAAAAACGAATTTAAACTACAAGGAATGCAGGATTTTTTTTAATAACTCTCTCCCATGATACGTTGACTAATTATTATCAATCAAATTATCAGTTAATGCAAAATCATAAATATTCTTTACAAGATCTGGAAAATATGTTACCATGGGAGAGAGAGATTTATTTAAGTATGTTAATTGATGAATTAAAACAACAACAAGAAGAAGCGCAGAGACAGCAAATGAGTGGATCAATCTAATGTCATCACTAGCAGAAATTAGCAAAGAGCTTAAGCAGCAGTCTGCTGATATTGCAGACATGAAAGAAAATATTGCAGCTCAATTAAAAGCTGAAATCATGGCTCAAAAACAATATAATAGAGAATCTGGAAAAAGAGAAGAAGCTAGACGAGAAGCTTCTCATAAAGCTAAAAGTCCTCAAGGGCTTAAATCTGGATTCATGCAAGGATCAGGTTTAACTGGCGCAAGTGGATTATTAGATGGATTTATGAAAGGTTTCTTTGGGGCTGGTAGTGGTATTTTAGCTGCAGTTTTAGGAACAGTGGGATTGGCCGCAGGAAAATTAGTAAAAGGAACAGTGTTAGTTGGATTGCTTTCAGCGTTTGGAGAAAAAGCCATCACAGCATTGTTTGACAAGTTAGATGGAACAGCTTTAGATTTTAATCTAACTAAAGAGCAAGAAGATAAATTTGCTAAGAATGCTACTAACGGATTAATGGCTTATCTAGTTACTGGATTAGTATTTAGAAATCCATTAATTAAACTTGGCGCTGGACTAGTTTTATTCTTTAAAGACGAAGTTATGTCAACTCTTTATAAATTATTTGGAGTTGAAGTAGTTAATACTAGAGCTGATGGAACTGGTGGAACAACTCTTAGATATAAAAACTTTTTTGGAGAAGGTGAATTAAATCTTCCACAAATGAGTGAAAACATAGAAAATTCTGTAATAGCTATTGGAATTGGTTTTATTGGTTGGGCTTCTATGAAAATAGTTAATGGTTTAGCATGGATTATGCGTGGTGGTAAAACTAGAGCTCAAGCAAAATTTGATAAAATGCTAAAAGCTCAAGAGGCTTCTTTCGCTAAACAATTAGACGACATGGAAACAAAAGTAGCTCGTCAACAAGACATGATAGAAAGAATGAATAAGTATGGATCACAGCGGACACAAGCTGGGATTAATCAACGCCAAGCGATGGCTTTAGCAGAAATAGATACTATGGGTGGCCAGTTAGGCCAGTATCAAGATGGCGACACTGTAAAGTATGCAACTAAAAAAGGCCAAGTCGTTGATGCTCAAGTTATTCGAACTTTACCTAATGGGTTCGCTCAAATTCAAATGGATGGCGGTCCAAAATTTGCTGTTGATACTAGCACCATTGCTTCAATTGAAAAAACAGCAACTGGCGGAGGGCCACAAGCTAATCGTTTACAAAAAGCTTTAAGAGCATTAGGATTTTTAACACCTGAAGGACTTCTTGAAGAAGGACTAGCAGCAGGTGGAAAAGCTACGAGCGGAGGCTTTGGTAGAGGACTATTAAAAGCTGCTGGAGTTGTTGGATCACTTCCAGCCCAATCTTTCTTCGCTGTTTTAAGTGGAGTGTTTGAAAATCAAGCTGGAGATGGAACCCTAAGCGGTCCACTTGATATGGCTGCCACCGCTGTCATGCAAAAAATAATAGCAGGAGACGCAACAGGAGCTGTTAGCGCTCATAAGTTATTTAAAGATCTCTATAATAATCCTTTATATAAAGGACTCGCATTACCAGAACATGATGTTTTAGCTTCAATGTCTGGTAAAGATTTAACAATGTTAGCGCAATCCCAGAACTCTACAGTAAAAGGTTCTTTAATGCAAAGAGCTAGAGCAATTAGTCAAGCAGAACTAGCAGCTGGTAATATGGGTGGGGTTAATTTAAGTCAATATGCTCAAGGATATCGCAGTGAAGGTGGAGTTACATTTATTGATCGAAGTGTCCACGATTATTCAAGCAAAACTACTGCAGTACAAAATGAAAATAAAACTTTTGCATCTACTCCAGTTGGATATGATAGACTAGATCAAGTTATGACTAGTAGAATGATGCGTCAATATGCTGGATTTAGAATTGGTAGTAGACAATTCTAATAAAAAAGGCCCCGAAGGGCCTTTTCTTTAATCCTCTGCTGCCAACTTAGCAAAGTAACTCATTGTATCGTCTTCATCCATCGAGGATTCAGCCGTACTCATAGTAGGAGCAGGAGCTGAAGCCGCTGTTGGCGCGGAAGCTGAGGGAAAGTCAGGAATCTCATCATCAAGTTCCTCAACTACCTTACGAGCAATAGGTGAAGATGATTCACCAAGAACCAAAGACAAACGAGCTTTGAGCTCATCATAAGTCTTATAGTTCTTTGGATCAGACCACTCTGAAAGATCGTGCTGTTGGTTATACACAGCTTCTTTACCGTCTTCATCACCAGGAAGTAGTTCAGAAGGAGTTTTGAATGAAGAGGCATCGTAGTTTGGATAACCTTCAACCTTACGAATCTTTAGAGTAAAGTCAGCACCATTCCACATGTCAAATGGATTTACAGGTGCTTCATCAGGAAACTGTGGTTGCATTGAATCCATAATCTTATCAAAGATTTTTTTACCAAAGCGATACAGTTTTACCTGACCCTCATTCTCTGGATTTGCTGGATCTGCAACGATAAGTACGTTAGCAACATAACGTAGATTACGTTTACGTTCGCGTACTGTACGCTTTGCTTCATCAGATCCATCTTCATTCCAAAGACGTGAGTTCATTTCAGCCAACGGATCTTGTTGGCCAATTGATGTCAATGATTTTTCTACGTACCATTGACCTGTTGGGCCCTTAAAGAAGTGGTCCCAATAACGCACCCAAGGAGTAGGCGCATCAGCGTCTCCAGGTAGGAAACGAATTACAGCATAACCGTTACCAGCCTTATCACGTGTAGGCTGCCAAAAGCGTGTATCTTCTGTACGGGATTGTTGACCTGTACCGTCTTGTGCTTGTTGAACAAGCGATGTAAGATCAGTACGTTTGGATTTAAGTGCTGCGAATGACATGTGTATTTCTCCGTATATTAATGTATGTCTTATTGTCCACGTTATAATTCTATCATAATATAAATTCGATGTAAACTACTTTTTGTGTATCCAGCAAACTAAAACTTGACGTTCGCCTGCTGTTACTTTATTTATCTGATGGGGCGTAGTTTTGGCATTGAAAAAGATTGTTTCCCCAACATTTAGTTTGATTGTATCACTATACAATTCATCCGGTGTCCATATGACAAAGTCTCCACCTGTAAGATCCTCTGTCATAGAAATAATAGTTGATGTAGAATATTCTCTACCACCACCTCTACTGTCGTTAATATGATCTATATGTTTTCTAAAATGGTCTCCAACACCATATTTTAAGAATTGCATTTCCTTTAAAACATAATCATTAGCATTAA